GGGGAAATTCCTTCCCCCGACTTACCTTGCCAGAACTAACGGGTAAGGTATTCCGACCACCAATACAGGTGGCCGGGTGTCGCCGTGACTGGTGGAATCCAGTCAACCCATTTGAGCACGTACTTATGTGTCTCGGTGGGGTACCGACTTGTCTCTAACCATTCACCAGGAGGTAATCCCTTCCTACGACTATATGTTCGCAGGTACCACAACGTCAGAGCACGATAATCGTAGCACCGGCCCTTCCGGGTCTTAGCTACATAGTGCCTGACAAAGAGGCGGGACCACTTGGCAAAGATTAGCCTCTTGGCATACGCGTCGTGGATATGAATCCAAACTCCACTATTCGTATTGTCGTCAAAGGGAACTAACTGCAACCTATGAATTTGTACAAACTTCTTAAGGTATGCAAACATATGTTCCCCGGCTACTGATGCCATCGTATTTACGAGGTGACACAGAACAGACTTTCGTCCGTCTATTTCACGTAAGTAAACCGGCGTGACATCTGCGCCTTCAAACCAATGAGCGCCACAGGACTCCCTATACGGGCCGTCCACGTGACTTTTCTCTTGGTTGACGGTAAAGCCAAGAAACGACAGAAGCTCAAGCAGTTGCGGAACAACGTCCACAGAGACAATAATATCGTCTCCATAGACGCTGGTCACAGTGCTGCCCACAGCTCTTGCCGCGGCAAGGAAAACCAACGTTTCAACAGTAAACGTCGAGCCGTTCCCCATAGAGGCGAACTTCTCGTACAAGTACTGCCGCCCGTCCAGGACGTACCCGGGCGAACGACATGCGAGCAAATAGTCAACCCATTCCTCAGGGAAGAGGAGGATCATCGTATTTAACGCGCATGTATCAGAGGCTTGGGAAAGGTCGATCGTGGCAACTGCGCCACTCTCGGATCCGAACTTAGCCAAACGTTGGTTAACGGACTGGTCGGACAGATTAGAGCCCCAGTATCTCAACAAGGGCTTTACGTATGTATCGAAGGCGAGTTGAAACGGCAAATTGCCGTCGGGCTCGCAAGCGATTGTACGCTTCGTCTTCCAGTTCTTCGGTACGAATTCCACGCGATTGAACCGGTCCTGTTTACATCTTGGAGCTTGGTAACCGAAGAAACGGTATACCGCCTCCACATATGGGACCAGTCTGGGAGTACACTGCACCTTCATAGAAAGTTTCCTATGTGGGTGGGCCTCCCGCCTAGATCGCGTTTTCGTCGCGCCTGATGTTAATCTAACCAGCTCGGGCACTTGCCCAAGGAAGGTCTGAAACGATCCAAGTACACCACTAATGAAGTTTTGCATCCTGAATATGTACTCGTGGATTTCCGGGAACATCCCGGGGTTCATATAGTACACGTCAAGACGCTCATTAGTCTCACGACACTGCTCCTCCGCCTTGCGAAAGGCTAGGACAGCTGCGGCGTGAGCCACTTCTTCATCAGTGAAGGAAGCATTCTTCTTAAAGAACGCCTCCATTTGCAGTAAAGATCGAAACAGGGGGGCCTTTAATACTTCTAGGCCCTTCGCTAGATCAGTACAGGAAGCGAGCTTCTGGAACGACCGAGACCGGAGCCATCCTTCGATGGTTCGGCCAAGGTCTCCGAAGTCGCCTGCATGGTCCTTCAGGAAACATTGTGCTATCTCATACGTGACCTGTTTGGGGTCCATCTCGGATCTCCAGTGTATAGGTTACTGACTCACAACCCGGTCGTATTAGCTCCAACAAGGAGTTTCACGCAACCAGGAATATGAGGTAGGAACGCGCAGATGAGATATACAACAGCGCCACCTAACGTGGTGGCAATGCTGTACTTGACGGTCGTATTCACGATCGTAATCCCGGCGTCAGAGCTTTACTAGCTCTTAAGCCAATTCTGCGTGTTCACGGCGGTCGCAAACTCATCTCCCGCAATAATATCGCGGAAGGTGGCGAGAGCCGCCGTTACGTCAGCAGCAGTCCCATTGATGGGACGGCGAACCGTAACACTGAAGGATACCTTCTGAGGGAGCACAACGTCGGTGGCATCTTTTGTCGCCACCAACACGTTGACCGAATCTTCGGCCACCGTCTGGTTCCCCGTAGGCACACGCCGCTTCTGAATTACAATCTTCGGCGACAGGACAGTGTGTCCCGTGTACGTGTACGTGCGTGAGTCGCCATTATCGGCAAACTCGGTGAGTGCAGTCGTCATGGCTGCCATTTTATCGTCCTCTATAGGAGTCAAGAAGAACCGCTACGACTTTACGGGGGGCCTTGAGACGTTGAGCAACGAGCTCAATTAGATCAAGGCCAAACCATAAGTCTATGCGGACCTTGGCCAGCGGATGGATTGGTAAGGTGTTCATCGGATGTCTAACTACAACTTTGACAGACGCGCTCCCGCTAGTGGTAAACGTTCCACTATAGGGCGACACCCAGTTCAAGATTTTAATGTTCTGGGTACTCTCCATTTCGTACAAATACGATACGGAGCCTGTCCAAGAAGTAGCCAACGCTAGGAAGGACATCGACTCAAGGTACTGACCTACGTTAACGAACCTGTCGACAACAAACGACAGGGGAGCTAACTCCCACCCTGTTACAAGTGGGTTAAAGGCCAGTTTAGGGGGCTTGACATCTGCGACAACTAACGCACGTGGTTGAAAGGAATGTTCCTTCTTCCAGTAGTGCTGTCCGTTACAGAACGCCCAGCTCCAATTCACTGTACCTGAGGTGGCGGTTTTCACAGCCGTCCCAGGCGCAGCTTCCCTGAACCTTTGTCTTTGGCTATCGATACGTGCTAGGGCCTTTGCGATATCCTTGAGGTCATACCCCAAGGTGCGCCAACCGTAGCGTCCTTCAAGCCAACCGTTTGCTAAGATATCATGGATATCCTTGGTAGTACGAAACTTACCACGGTACCGCGGGTTTCTCAGCGAGTCAACTTTCCGGAGAATGTTAGAGATGTCATTGGCATAACGTTGTTTCATGCCTCTGAACATCTTAACCGTATCCTTTAGCTCACCAATAAAGGTCAAAGCATCCCAGCCACTCGAGTAAATCCTCGAAGCGGCTTGTTGCAAACGATAGGCCTGTTCCTCTTGCAGTTCTGGATCACTCGAGAACGGCACGAGGTCGGTCGTTTCGTTATAGCGCCACTTGCTCGTGTGGGAAGCTGGTCCATTCGACCAGGTCCACTTAGAGTATGTGGTGCCGGACTTCTTACAATCCCAGGTCGCCTCGCTTTCGGCGAGGTAATCTGTTCTTGTATAATAGTTCGAAGGGATGATCTTTCCTTGCCTACGAAGTCGCCAGTAATTCGGTGTATTATCACCACTGGCTTTTGCGATCACAACCTTTGGGTTGTAATACGCACCACCTTCGTCGTACGAGTACGGACCATAAGTTCTCCCGTTTTCAATGAGAGTTCTAGTGGTTCGTGTGCTCACATCGGCGTTGAGTG